ATGACCGATGTCCTTCATCCCGTAGGACTTACACAACTTACAAGAAAGTTCGCAAATTCCTTGACATCCGCCGAACAAGTAGCAGAGTTGAAAGACCTAGGAGCAAGTGAAGGTGATCTTGCTTCTTGTAAAAATCAAAAGCAGCGCAAAGAGCTGTTCCGTAAACTAACCAAGAATAAATATGAGTAAAACAGAAACCAAGAAAGATAAGATGAACATACAACAGAAACTACAGTTAATCCAGGCGGAGCTTAAAGCACCCAAAGGACAGACTAATAAGTTCGGAGGGTATCGCTATCGCTCCTGTGAGGACATCCTTACTGCACTGAAACCTTTGATGTCAAAGTACGAATGCGCTTTAGTCATCACTGATAATATCGTCGAGGTCGGCGGTCGAGTTTACGTCAATGCTACTGCGTCACTTGGCGATACGTTAAGCGGGGATTTCCTCAACGCTAATGGATTCGCTCGTGAGGCTGAGACAAAGAAAGGTATGGACGATGCCCAGATTACGGGCTCCGCCTCATCCTACGCCAGAAAATATGCATTGAATGGCCTCTTTGCTATTGACGATACCAAAGATCCGGATGCTACTAATGACCACGGCAGCAAACTACCTAAACCTACAACCAAACAATCACAAGGATTCTAAGCGGAACATTCTGTTGCGCACAAATATTATGGACTTACGAAACGAAATCATTGATGTCATCTCCAGCATTCAAATGCTTGACAACCATTACGAAACTATCATCAAGGAGATGAAAGAAAATCTTGAAGCAGTACACCTGCACAATAACCTCTTGGATAAGCAGAACCAATTGCTTAATCAGAAAATCGATGCACTTGCTAAACACTTGAGCGTCAAGCTAGAACAACCTGACACAACCATCCGTGCTGTAAAGCTGGATGAAGATGTCTAAAATCATAACCAATAACGAAAGTAATATTATGTCACAATACGATAACACTAACTCCGGTACATTCTTCGTCAATGACCGTAAAGAAAAACCAAATCATCCTGACTACAGCGGGAAGATTAATGTCGAGGGCAAGGAGTACTACCTCAAGGGCTGGAAGAAGACAGCCAAGAGCGGTACTAACTTCTTATCCCTGGCATTGAATCCAGTGGACGCAGCACCCGCAGGTAGCTCATCTGAGCCAAAAGCTGCAAGTGCGCCAACCAATGACAACACCCCATTCTAAGGATGTCCTCATCTTCATTCGATAAGATCTGGTGGGAAACATTCCGGCGTGCTGAGGTAAGTTCTATTTTGGAACTAACCGCTCACAAATGCTCGGATTACACAGGAGGCGAAAGCTGCGATAACCCCTTCGCAAACTTCGATGCTTCCTCCGAGTTCGGTGTTCATCCCTTAACAGGTGTTTGCATTCGGATGCAGGACAAATTCCAGAGAGCGAAGGCTTTCTGTAACGACGGTCAGCTAAAAGTAGTTACTAATGGCGACCAATCCAAGGACATATTCCGCGACCTAATTGGCTACTCGTTGATAGCCATAGGGATGCTCGAAAGAGCAGAGTCGGAGTAAGTCCCTGTGCTAAGATGCTTGCCCCTTACAATTCGGTAGGGGGCAAGTAATTCTTATGACTCAACATAATAAAATAGACCGCAACGAAATGACTAAAATAAAAGAAGCCGCCGAAGTATCTCTCTCCATCTATAATTCAATTGATAGTTATAGGTTGCCGGAGGTGAATCGTGTAGCCCATAATTCTCTTGGACAAGTCCTTCGTTCTCTGGTAGCATTACTTGAAAATGAACGAAATAAACCTACTGACGACGAACCAGCCACATAGTGCCGAGGCTGAAAGAAAATTAATAGCATCCTGCCTATTCCCAGGTGACGCATCCGTATATGATATGGTCCGTCCTTTACTGGAGGCCGAGGATTTTTACGTACTAAGATTTAAATTACTGTACCAAGCCATAGGTGAACTTGCTCAACTGAGTAAGCCTATTGACGAGGTGTCCATTGCAGAGCACCTGAAGTCCCTCAGGGGGCTTGATGAGGTCGGGGGTATAGCAGGTATCCTATCGGTAGCTGACGGCGTTTACAGCGAACTCACAGCCAAGTTCTATGCGAACATCGTAGCAGAGAAGGCTAGGCTCCGTGAGATTATGCGGTCCTGCCGGATTGCTGTCGAGAATGTGGAGTCCGAGGCTCTTAGCTATGACGAGATTCGCAGCACCCTTGAAGCCGAGATTACTGCACGTCCCTTATTCAGCCAGAATAAATCAGGGATCGGTTCGTCAGCCGACGAACTACTGGAGGACATCGCTAGGATGCAGGCAGGTGACTACGTACCCGACGTTGTTAAGACGCATACCAATCACTTGGATAGTGAGCTTGGCAATCGGGGCATAGCCGCTGGTGAAGTAATGACTGTAGCTGCACCTACCTCCTGTGGTAAGTCAGCACTGGCCCTGTACATTGTATCCCAGGCTGTAGCAAAGGATGGTCACGCCTGTGGAGTCTTCTCCTTGGAGATGCCACAGAAGCAGCTTACTAAGAGACTGACGCAAGTTATCTCCGGCGTTAACCTGCGCAGCGTGGAGGACAACGTAGCCCAGCCAGAGCAGGTCAAGCGGGTTCACGAGACTATCTCTAATCTCAAGACAATGCCCGTGTACACCTCGCACTCAGTCAAGAGTGCCGATGATCTATACAGCCAGACCCGACAGTTTGTTAACAAGCACGGCGTGAAGCTACTGGTCATTGATTACTTACAGCTTATACCATTCTCTTCCAAGATGGGTAAGGCCGAGGGCATCGCCAGTATCTCTCACAAAATTAAGCAGATGGCTATTGATCTCAATATCGCCATTATCCTACTAGCACAGGTCAACCGAGAGGGAGCCAAGAATGGCCGACTTAAACTGTATGACCTAAAGGATTCCGGGGACATCGAGAATGATGCCGACGTTGTTCTGCTTATGTATCCCTCAAACGGAGATGTTGAATCCTCTAAGGATAGAGATGCTCGTGGAGGTTTCACCCGTCTCACCTACGAGATAGCTAAGAACCGTGAAGGTGAACGCGACATCGGAGGTACGTTTAAATTCTATCACTGCACAGGGAGGTTCGGATAATGACAGAAGAACAAGTAGCACAAAATATAATGTTGGCTTTTCCCAAAATGAATAAGCTGATCAAAGCCGAGGACGAGTTCAGTCCTTTTGATTACGAGAGCATTGATTACTTAGTTGAAATCAAGGTACGCCGAAAGGCATATGACCCCTGGATTATTGAGCAGCTAAAGCTTGATACCAATATCGGTATCGCTGAATCAGTAAAGAAGGACTTCATCTATGTCAATGGATACCAACATCTTCTGTATGTCTGGAATATATCTAAGCTGATTCGGGATGACTACGACTTCGGGTTCGAGGATCGTGAGATGCCTTGGACTACGGACTTTGAAGCAGTACAAATAATAACCAAGCGTACCGGTTACCTATACAATCGCAGCGCACACACCATCAATACACAAGAACTATGATAGCTACAGAAACATCAAAGGATATAATCGTAAACGGAATAAGGGTAACCTGCTACTCGGATGGCAGTGTAGAGAGGCACGGACGTTCTAATCGAGGAAGATCATTCGGCTATGATGATGGAAAGGGGTATCGGAGCTTGGGCGTAGGATTGAAAGTCCTTAGCGTTCACGGATTAATCGCAAGAGCCTTCCTTGGACCTAGACCGGACAACCACGACATTGATCATATCAATGGAGATAGTTCAAATAATGCACCATCCAACTTGCGGTATGTCACACACTCTCAGAATCTTAGGGGATCACGAAAGATAACAGGTAATTCTAAGTATCGGGGAGTGCGCTGGCCAGCTGGCAAGAAAAAATGCCGAGTCACAATTGATGTAGGTAAAGGCAAGAGCAGGAGGCGGTACGAACTGGGCTACTTTGATGACGAGAAGGATGCCGCTATCGCCCGTGATACCTTCTGCTACGAGGCGTTAAATTATCCACTAGAAGGGTTAAATTTTCCCGAGTTATTTGTTGACAGAGAGAAGGCTTCCGTACAAGTTCAGAGAATGCAAGACAATGAAGAAAACATTGAAAGAATCCAGACCCAGATCGATATGATTCGGCAGGAATCCAGGCTTCTATCCTACCGCATTGATCGTATGATTGATCAGCGAAAGGAACTCCAGGATGAGAAGCGCAACCTAAAAGATTTACTTATCAATTATAAGAACCCATAGTGTATAATACTTATCAGTGAGTTTGCGTCCTTGTTCTCACTGAAATAACAAGGTAAGCTGTTGGAGTAATCCGCAGCGGGATCGGTTTATGTCCTATTTGATTCCTTGTTTCGTTACGGTAGCCCCGTCCTTTTTATGTGGAGGACGGGGCTTTTCGTTAC